AAAGGATCAGCATCATGGCTGTCACATTCGTTCCCGTGTCCATCCCGGACGCGGCCACCTACACCGTCCTCGCGGACAATTCCGGCATTCGTCACTACGTTCCCGACTTCACGTCGACTTGCACCGCAACTTTGCCGGCTCCCAAGGCTGGGCTGTGGTTCGATTTCGTCTATGCCGGGCTCGCGGCGGACGCGCAGAACTTCGTCATCTCGACCGGGTCTGACACCAACTACTTCGTTGGCTCGATCACCTTCATCGACCATGACACCGACGTTGTGGCGCCCGTGGCCCCTGACGGCAACAGCAACTCGAAGCTGACGCTCGTCACTCCGGCCGGCGGCACCATTCTCCGCGTCGAGAGCACGAACGGCACGACGTGGACCGTCTCTGGCTTTGCCGCCAGCGCGACCGTCCCGACCTTTGCCGACCAGTAACGAATTGGGGCGGGCTTCGGCCTGCCCCTTTCTCTGCCCCGCATGATTGCGCGGCCTTCCTCAACAAATGGAGTTTGGATCTGTGGCACAAGCCGCCCCCAACAAGACTGCCGACGAGCCCAGCAAGACCGTTCGCATGACGCTGCTCAAGAACTACCGCCCCGGTGGCGAGGTTCAGGTGCTTGGCTACAACAAGGAACCCGTCCTCCGCAAACGCCCTGATGGCAAGGTGGTGGAAGTCGAGCCCGGCGGGTTCATCGAGGAGATGGACGAGAACGGCAACATCATGGCAGCGCCGCCGAAACTGGCTGGCACTGGCTTTGCCGACAAGCTGCTCGCGGGCACCGTGATCCGCATCGGCGCCGACGAGGCCAAGGCCATGCGCGCCAACGGCATCGGGGAGCGCGACATTGAAGATTAAGCTCACCGAGGCCGATTGCCAGAACGTGACCTGGCAAGTGGTGGAAGTGACGCCGGAATACAGGCGCTCGGTCGGTCATGGGACGCATCCCGTGACCGGCTTGCCCATCATGGTGCAAAAGACCGAGTTCCTTGCCGAAGACGAGCTGCTGGCGCTCAACAAGGAGCGTCGGAACAACACGGCGAACAAGCGCTGGTCGTCCGGCAATGGCAGCGAAAAGGGCGGCAATCTGCCCATGATCCATGTCGGTTCGATCCCGATGAACAAGTACCTCTCCGACTTTGCCGCCAAGGCGCAGGAGGGGGACCGCGACTTCGGCCGCTGGTGGCTTAACCGCGACGAGAACCAGCCGTTCCGTACCCGTGAAGGGAAGCTGTGATGGCGCACACGACCTATTCCGGGCTGACAGCGGATCTCAACGCGTACACGGAACGGACCTATTCGCAGGAACTGGCCGACACCTTTATCAGCAATGCCGAGGCCAAGTTCAACCGCCGCCTCGGACCGAACTACCGGCGCATGACATCGGCAACGCTGACGACCGACGCATCGGGCGAAGCATCCCTGCCGTCCGGCTTTGTCACCATGCGGTCGCTGGTGCGTGACGTTGCTGGCTCGACGCCGCTGGTCCAAGTCAGTTGGGATGCGCTGATCCGGCTCAACCCCTACGAGATTTCCAGCGATGCGGAGTTCTTCGCAATCAAAAGCGGCACGACGCTCCGCGTGGCGCCCGTGACCGAGGACAGCTATCTGGCGGCCTACGATGCCTCGCTGACCCCGCTATCGAGCGGCAATACCAGCAACTGGCTGTCGGTCGAGGCGCCGGACATTTACCTGACCATGATCCTGGCGGAAGCCCGGATGTTTGAGGAGGAGTGGGGAACTGCGGCTGGCCTTGAGGGCAAGGCTTACGAGATGTTGGACGACCTGACCAATCGCGACGTGGTGGCACAATACGCCAATGTCGAGATTGTGCTGGATATGGCGACGCCCTGATGGCTGTCCCGTTCGGCGCATGGGGCCCTGATCGCGACGGGGCCAGCGATGCCATCGAGGGCGCTGTGCCGCAGTCGGCGTCGACTGGCTTGGGCTATGGGCCGTTCCCCCAGCTTGTTGCTGCGTCAGGTGCGGCGGCGCTTCCCTCGGAGCCTCGTGGCATCATCTCGCTGGAGCGCAGCGACGGCACATGGTCGGTGTTTGCCGCAACGGGCACCACCATTGAGATGCTGGCGTCCGACTACTCGTGGACCGAGATCGAAAACACCCGCACCGTCCCAACCGGCTATGATGTCTCGTTTGCCCGGTTCGGCAAGTACCTCATCAACACCGACACGTCCGATGGCATGAAGGCCTATGACGTGGATGCGGGCGGCACCAACAACGCGATTTCCGGGGCACCAGCGGCCCGGTTTGTGTTCCAGTGCAACAACGTACTGTTCGCTCTCGGAACGTCCTCCAGCCCCCGCAGATTCGCAAACAGCGACATCGGCAGCCATACCCGATGGTCTGGTGGCGCGGCGGACGGCAAGACGCTTGAGGATGGCGGCAATCTGATCGGTGGCGCCGACCTCAAGAACGGCATGGCCGTGTTTTTCCAGCAGTTCGCTATCCGTGGCGTGCAATTCGGGACCGGCGCATCGACCTATTCTGTGGTCAAGATCGCAGACGGTCGCGGTTGCGCTGGCGCGAAGACCATTGCGGCGTTCGATGGCCGGGCGTTCTGGTGGGACACGGACGGGCCGTGGATGCTGTCCCCTGGCTCCGCCCCAGTGCCGATTGGGGCCGAAAAGATCAATCGTTGGGCAGAAAGCAGCATCGGGCGCGAAAACTACGGGAATTTGCAGGCCACCGTTGACCCGGTGCGCAATCTGGTGATCTGGCGCATCGATGGTTCGCGCCTCTTGGCCTATAACTGGCTGCTGGGGGAGTTTTCGATCCTTCCTGCATCGACAGTCGCGCTGGCCCGTCTTGCCGCTCCAGCCGCAAGTATCAACAGCCTGTCAGGCACCATTGACGCGCTGGAAGGCTCTATTGACGATCTTGGCGGTGGCGGCGGAGCCCCGCAGCTTGGCGCTCTAAATTCGTCGCGCAAGTTTGCGCTGTTCAATGGCCCGAACATGGCGGCGACACTGGAGACGGGGCGCATCATCAACCCCGTGACCGGCATTGTCGGCTGGGCCACCCCGATGGACGATTGCGCCACGGGAACGCTGCAAGTTGGCGTTGCGGATACCGCCAGCGAAACCACGACATGGAAGACTGGCGTTGCCAAGGTCGGTGCGGGCCGGGTGCCGTTGCGGGCGCGGGGGATGAACATCACGTTCCGCCGCAATATCCCTGCTGGCGCTGACTGGACCTATGCGAACGGCGTAGACAGCATTCAGGCAACCTCGGGTGGTCCGAAATGACCCTTCTCCAAAGCCAGATCAACCAGGTTGTCGAGGAAATCGCCGTCAAGGTGACGGGAAACACGGCGACCACGATTGTCAGCGGCGCTGCTGCCCCGGTGGACCCTTCCTCGTGGCTCGTGGCCAAGTTGCAGGTGAACGAGAACAACGGCTCTACGCCAAACCTGACCGTGGACCTTTATGACGTGGCCAATACGACGGCCTACTATCTGGGTTCTGGCGGCTCGACATGGGTCGTCAAAGCAGTCACGGCCAAGCAGTCCATCGAGTTTACCGATATCGTCGTCCCGGCGGGCTGGCTGTTGCGCGTGACCTCCAGCGATGCGGCGGGCCGGTTCGATGTGGTCGGCGTCAAGGCACGGCGTCTCGCTGGGTGAATAAATTGAATTTCCGATCGGCAAATCCGGCAAACCCGGCAAGCATTGATATTCCTAGTGTTTTTTGCTTTTTGGAATTTCCTGATTTTCCTGATTTTCCTGATTTTCCTGATTTTCCTGATTTTCCGGTCGGTAGGCTGACATGACGTTCCTGCCACCCATCGGCATCATCCGGGCAGGCGTCCGGGTGATGATCCGCCTTGAGGCTTACGAAGACAACGGGGCGGTTATCTGCCTCATCCATACCCTGAGCGGCAAGATATCGCTTCCTCCCAGAAAGTGGGTGCGCGCCGTTCGCGACGAAATCACCAAACTGGAACGCATAGCGAAGTCGTCCGGGTGCGCAGAGATGCGGATCGAGGGCAGGGACTGGTCGCGTGTGCTCCGGGGATTGAACTACCAGCCTTGGCCGGAAGGCGAAGGGCACGGGCTACGAAAGGCGCTTTGACCGATGGGCTCCAGCAACAATACCACCACGACCAAGTCCAGCTCGAAGGCGGTCAACACCGCCGTCGACAAGCTGGCAAGCGGGCTCAGCAACTCGTATTCACAGGGCCAGTCGCTGTACCAGGCACCGAGCGCGAACACGACGCAGGGTTGGCAGGCCTCGTTGGCAGCGGCAAACAACCCTGCATTTTCGCAGGGCCTCGCTGGCGCCATGACCAGTTTTGGCAACCGGGCGGCCGGCAACGAACTGGGGATGCAAGATCCCGGCTATGCCACGCTTCGGGCCAAGCTCGAAAACGACGTGATGCGGTCGACCAACACCGCGTTTAACGAATCTGGCCTGTTCGGATCGGACAGCAACCAGAAGGCAGCGGCAAGCGGTCTGGCGGACAGCCTCGGCGCACTTGACTATCAGCAATATTCCAACTCGCTGGACCGCCAGTCCTCGGCTGCTGCCATGCTCCCGCAACTGTTCTCGGCGGGTCAACTCCCGGCGTCGATCCAACAGAGCATCGGCGCGGCACAGGACGCAGACGCAGCGGCGAAGGCAGCGGGGCCGACCGACTATCTGGCAAAGCTGTCCAGCGTCATGGCGGGGCAGGCGGGCGCCGCTGGCACGTCGACAAGTCAGCCCTCAACCCCGCTCTGGCAGACGCTGCTGGGGCTGGGCGTTTCGGCACTGTAAGGAGCTAACACGATGGGCCTTGCTGAACTCCTTCTGGGCAAAGACAACGCGTTTGCGCAGTGGGCTGGGAACAACCAGAATTACCTTGGCGCGCTTGGTGCCGGCATCGGCTCGGGGCAGAACATCCAGAGCGGGCTTTCCAACGGGCTCCAGATGGTCCCGCAGGCCAAGCAGATGGACCTTGAGGCCCGGCGCCAGCGTGAGGCCGATGCCAAGGTGCTGGCCCAGACCAACGCTACGCAGGCATGGTTGCAGCAGAACCACCCCGATCTTGCGCAGATGGTCGAGGCCGGTATGCCGGTGGGTGAGGCATGGAACATCGCAACGGAGCGGATGTCGCCGAAGGGCGGGGGCGAACCCTTCACACTTTCGCCGGGGCAGGTTCGGTATGGCCCAAATGGTGAAGTCGTAGCGTCGGCGGGACCGGAGCCGCAGGACCCAAAGGAACTGTTCGGCTTTGAAAAAGACTTGTCGTCACAGTACCTCGGAACCGACCCGGTAAAGACATATCAGGTCGTACGAAACGGCTTTGAGAAGGTTCGCGCGAGCGCAAATACCGACTCTGGCCCCGGCGATATGTCGATGATCTTTGCCTACATGAAAATGCTCGACCCGACTTCTGTCGTGAGGGAAGGCGAGTTCGCGACCGCTGAAAACTCAGGCGGTGTGAGCCAGACCGTTTCCAACCTTTACAACAGGATACTAACTGGCGAACGGCTGACCCCTGAATTGCGCAAACAGTTTCTTGCGGCGGCTGAGCAGCTTTACGCTGAGGCGGCGAAGAACGTGGGCGACATCAATTCACAGTACAGTTCGCGGGCCAGTGAGTGGGGCGTTGACCCCACCCGCTTCATCATCGCCCCGGAAGTCTATGGCCCGGTGGGCAGCGGTGGTGACATAGATAGTCTCGTGAACAAGTATCTGGGGCAGTAGATGGCAACCCTGGAACAAATCGAGCAGGCACTTCGCGCAGCCGATGCGGCTGGCAATGTTGAGGACGCCCGCGCGCTGGCGCAGGCTTATCGGGAAATGCAGGCTAAGGTCCGGGTCACGCCGTCACAAAATGGACCATCTTCTCAGCCGCCGAAAGGACTCAAGCCGGGCTCTCGCGAATATGCGGATTGGGCTGCTGCCGAAACTCGCGCAGGCAGGAAAGTGCCACGGGTTAGCGAAGCGCCGCCAGAGTGGGTTGATCCTGCTTCCGGCATAGAAGGCAAGTTTACGGCTGGCTACACTTCGTTCCTTAACGGCGTGCCGATTGCCGGGCCGTCGATCCTGGCGGGCGCAGAAAACCTCCGCGCGGCGGTGCAGGGGGTGCCTGTCGAGGACGTTCAGTATGAAACGCGCCGCGCACAGGAAGCGAACCCGATCACGACTGGGGTAGGCGGGGTTGCCGGCGCCGTCGCGCCATTCATGCCGCTGGCCGGGCTCCCGGTCGTGGGGAGGGCGCTTGGTATGAGCGGCGGCCTTGCGTCCCAGATGGGGTTTGGCGCTGCGTCTGGCGGGCTTATTGCGGCTGGCGACACACTGGCTCGCGGCGGCAATGCCGAGGCCGCGCTGACCAGCGGGGCGATTGGCGTGGGCGCTGGCGGCCTCTTGCCGGTGGTTGGGAAAGTACTCGGGGCGGGCTGGTCTGCATTGACCGGGACGACGGTGCCTAAGCAGGCACGCGTGGCGGGCCGGGCGCTAAAGGATGACCAGATCCCGGCGTCCCAGATCGCCCAGCGTCTACAGGCGCTCGGCCCGGATGGCATGCTGATGGACCTCGGGCCGAACTTGCAGTCTCAGGCCGGCGCCCTTGCCGCCGTGCCGGGGCCTGCGCAGAAGACCGTTCGGGAAGCCGTCGAAAATCGGGTTGCTGCCGCACCCTCGCGTGTAGCGAACGACGTTGCGCAGACGGTAGGCAATGGCCCCGATATCGAGACACTCAAGCAGGCCATCACTCAACAGCAGAAGCAGGCAGCAAAGCCGCTCTACGATGCCATCCGCAACGTTCCCGTAGACGTGACCAAGGGCAATTTTGGCTTTGTGTTGGCTACCCCGATGGGCAAGGCGGCGCTGAAGAACGCCATCGACCTTGCCGCGAATGACGGCGTGGTGTTCAGCAACACCGGCATGACCGCCGGGATGATCGACTATACCAAACAGGCGCTTGACGACATTGCCAAAGAGGCATTTCGGCAGGGAAAGGACAATGTAGGCAGGCAGGCCTCGGAGTTGGCTCGCGTTCTCCGAACTGAGGCCGACAAGGTGGTTCCGGGATACAAGCAGGCGCGCGAGGCGTTTGCTGGCCCGGCTGCGATCAAGGATGCCATTGACGAAGGCGCAACCGTCTTCTCCAAGGACATTTCGCCAGACCAGTTGCGCCGCTCATGGTCTGGAATGAGTGTCAGCGAGCAGGACGCTTACATTCAGGGCGTGCAGGCTTCACTGGAAGCGCAACTTGGCAATGCGGTCAACGATGTCGCATCGCTGCGCAACATGTTCAAGAAGGGCTGGAACGAGGAGAAGCTTCGCATCATCTTGGGCAAGGACATTGCCGACGATCTGCTGAAGCGCATCGACCGTGAATTGCTATTCGGGAACACGACGAACGTGGTCGCTCGCAACAGCGAAACGGCACGCCGTACAGCGTCTATGTCCGAAGTGGCGCCTGAACAGGCCGACTTGCGACAAGTCAATCTGGTCGGCGGCATCTTGGCGGCGTTCAATGCCGCGCGAGGGGCGGTTGCGCAAAAGCTACGCGGCAACGCCAACCAGGAACTCGCCAAGCTCTTGACGACCAAGACGGGGCAGATGACACCGGAAATGGTGCAGATGCTCTATCGCGGAACTCAGGCGATGAAGCCGTCTTTGCTGGCCCCCGGCGCGGCTATTCCGGCCATCAATGGCATGGGGCCTGAAAAACGGAAGCCTCTAGAGATCACGGTGCGCGGGAACTAGTCCCGGAAAGTGCTGCGTAGCATCCAGCCGACCAAAAACGCCACCACTGCGGCGCCACAAAAAAGATACTCCGCAGACAGTTCGTATCTGACCGAAAATGTCCACCAGAGGGCGCCGGTTAGCAGCAGCGCCATGACCAAGGGCAATTTAGGGTCGTCCTTGTGGCTCCAGGGCAACCGCCAGCGCCACCCCTTCGGCTTCCGCTCGGAATAGTCGCCGGGCTCAAGATCAATGTGAGGCATCTGGCCTCCTTACCACCAACTCGCATCACCTTCCAGACGGCGGCTCTCGCGGGCCGCTTTTTCTTTTGGAGTACGGCCTATGGCTTCTGAATCCGAAAAGGCACTGGCCGCTCAGTACGGCGGCAACGGGCCGTTGTTCATGCCCCCGACGCGCGTCCAAGACCTTTATGCCGGGATCTACCCCAACGCGGCGCCGCGCACGAACCCGCTGGCCCCGTCGCAGGGCGGAAGCTGGCCGACAACGCAGCCGCAGCGCCCGCGTGCCACGGCCCTTTCTCCCCAGAACTACAATCCGACCGTGCCGCCGCAGATCCCGAACGATCCGAACCGG